TCTTCGATCGGAACCAGCTTGTCTGCGTTGCGCACGCCCAGCACTTCGATCATCTGACGGTGCAACTGGGGCAGGTCATAGATCTGAGGGGCGCTCTGGGACAACTGAATCACGGCCTGGTACTGCATGATCCGCTGCGCCATGGTGGCGCTGTTGGGATCGGAGACCGGGATCACCTCGCAGCAGTCGTAGTCCTCTTGCTTGGCACCAGGGTTGTTGCCCAGCGGCATGTACTCGTATGCCTTGGGGGTGTTGTCGCGGATGATGTCCTTGAGCAGTTTGAATTCCTGCTTCATGGAGAAATGCACGCGAGCCTGCACCGCGCTCATCGTCTTGAGCTGGCGCTCCAGCAGGGCCAATGTGGTGCCCACCGGTGCGTTGGCGCTCATGTCGCTGATCTTCATGTCAGCGATGGAGCCCAGGCGACGGCCTTCTTCAGTGATGCGCTCAAGCAGGGCGGCCAGAACCTGGCTCGGCTCCTTGTAGGGCAGCGGCATGATGTTGTCACGCACTGCCCCGCTGGGCACGTCTACATCTCGCCACTCGCCCGGAGCGATCGGGGTGTCGTCGCCCTTGATGCGTAGGCCACGAGCTTTAAGGCCGCCCGGCAAATTAGAAAGCGTGCCAGCATCAACAAGCTGACGAATGATAGAAGTTCCAGCGCGTGCATAACCGCCAATCAGGTGGATGTAGCCAAAGCCATAAGCACCGAAGCCCGGCACGTAGTCGTACTGAACGAAGTGCTGACGCTTGAGTTTTCTCTCGTCGTCCTGCTTCCAGTTCCGGTAGATCGACATGACCTTATTGGTGCCGCGATCAATGGTGATGATGTAGGGCAGGGCGATGCCGTCTTCGTCTTCAAAGCCGGGCAGGTCGTAGTCAACCTGGGTCTCGCAGAACTGGTAGCGGTCGTCGTCGTGAAGCGTGTAGCCTTGCTCTTCGGCCTTCTTCTTCTCAACGTCGTTGAACATCATCACGGGCTCGCCAAGCTCAACGTCGCGATAGAAGCCAGCGACCTGGAGCTTCTTCACTTCGTTCTTGGTCTTGCGCATCATGTGGGTGACGCGCTCGGCGTTGCGCACGTTGCTTGCGCCGTAAGGGATGACCAGATCTTCGGCCGGGATGAACATCGAGACCTGGCGGCCCAGGCTGGGGTCGAAGTAGACCTTCTTGAATGCTGCACCGGCCAGGCCCAGGTTGAACAGCATGCGCTCATGCTCGGGGCGATACTCGGGCATCTCCTCCGTGAGCTTGTAGTTCATGTCCTCTTTGACGCGCTCGGCAGCTTCTTCTTTGAGTTTGTCGATTGCGCCAACGATCTCTGTCTTGACCGGACCGGCGGCCGGGAAAGTTTCGATGATGGTCTCGCTCTGGAAGCGAACAGCGGCCTCGGTCAGCAGGGTGGAGAAAACGCCGCACGCGCCTTCCCACGGTTCGGTGCGCTGCTCATACTTCATGCCCAGGACTTCGAGTCCTCGGACATACATATCTACCCAGTCTTTGCGCGAGTTGATGTCGGCTTCGATGTCTTCGATAAGGTCGGAGCCAATCTTTTGAAGCTCGGCCTCGGTCATGTACTCGGCAAGGTTGGCGTCGAAAGGAATGTCGTCTTCGATTTCTTTGCCTGGCTCAATCTGAATTTCCAGACCATCCATGCCGATAGTGACTTCCTCGGGATTGACGATCTCGATCTCAACAGGAGAGGAGTTGTCTTCCAAAGAGCCGAGCCCTTGGGGTGCTGGATAGATTGCGCTGTCGATGTCCATGCTCGTGCCTTAATAAAAAGCGTTTTTCCGTCGGAAGCTTCGCGGCTCGTCGGGTTCATCAGATTCTAGTCGCAAGAAGCCGCCTTGTCGAAATCTGATAAGGGCCTGGGAGGAGGAGTCAACCAAGTCGTCGTGGGCGGCGTTGGGGAAGGCGGCCATCTGATCCATCACCTCGCGGGCCCAGCGTGTATCCGGTGCCCAGACTTTACCGGAGCGGAAAAGGTCGGAGACCGAGTTCAGGCGAACGATTTTGTCGTTGCCCTTGCTGGGGGTGTACTCCGAGACAGGGATGCCCATTCGTCGCAGCTCAAAAATAAGCGGGGCACCTGCGGCCTTGGCTTCAACGATGAATGCGTCGGGCTGCCATTCTTTGTATCTTGCGATGGCCTCGTCCTTGAGTTCTGGAAACTCCATGCGTCGCTGGAAGGCGTCAAGCAAGATGATGTTTGCATCGTTCTCGTCCTCGTTGAGATAGAACACGCCCCAGGTTGTGCAGGCGTTGAAGTCCGATCGCTCAGTCTTTGTGAAGGCCGTGTCCCAGGACTGGATGACGAAATCGCACGGCGGCGGGTCGTCCTTCTCCCAGACTTTCCACCACTCCCTCTTAACAATAGCGCCTTCTTCGCCGGTGGGCTGCTGCTGGTACTGGGCGTTCCACTTGGTCGGCGGCAGTTCTTGCTGCAGATCCTCAAGCAGGTGGATGGGCCAGAACTCGGGCCACAGAGGATTGCCGGACGGCAGGATGGCCGGGAACTCGATGACGCGCCACTCGTCTTCTTTCCCGCGCTCGGCTGCATCCTGGAGGACTCGGCCGATCAGGTCTCGTTCGGACCAGCGGGTGGCGATGATGATGATCGCACCGCCTGGCTGCAGACGCTGGCGGGGGCCGGAGGTGTACCACTCGTAGGCAGAGTCGTAGACCGAGGGGTCGTGGGCGGCCAGGGTGGCTTCTTGTTCGGAGTGGGGGTCGTCGATGATGACGATATCCGCGCCCCGGCCGGTCATCGTACCGCCGACGCCGATCGCGAAGTATTCGCCGTAGTCGTTGACGGCCCAGCGGCCAGCCGATTTCGAGTCCTGGCGCAGCCGGACGTTGGGAAAAACCTCGTGGTATTGCTCGGAGTCCACCAGGTTCCGGACTTTGCGGCCGAAGCCGACGGCCAGTTCCGAGGTGTTGGAGGACTGCATGACCTTTTTGTCCGGGAACTTTCCCAGGAACCAGGCCGGGAACATATAGGAACCGAACTCGGATTTTGTGTGGCGCGGCGGCATCGAGATGGCCAGACGCTTAATTTTCCCGGCGGCCACGTCCTCGAACGCTTTGGCCACGACGGCATGGTGGCGACCGTGAATAAATCCCGGCCACATTTTTTTGACGAACGGCAAAAAGTGCTGCTGACACTGCTCCCTTTCCAGGGCGTTCTTATAGTCAGCGACCTGCTGCAAGAGCTTCTCCTGCTCATGAGCCGGTAGCTGGGAAATCAGATTCTCAATGTCCACTACTACTCCGCGCGATTTTTTTTACCATCTAAACACCTTGGCCAGCACTTCAATCACGGCCAAGACCACGATGGCATACAAACCCCAGACCATGAAGTCAGGATGCTTCCTCACTCCAGGTTCCTGAACTTGATATACACCGGCCGGATCGTCCGACCCGTCCCATCCATCTTCTTGATCGCCCCCAGCTCCACCAGCCGGTCCACAATCTTCTTCGTGTTCCCAATCCCCATCTTCCCCCGCACATACGCTATCTCCCTCAACGTCGGCGAGTACCCATACTTCTTCCACCACTCATCAATCACCAAAAAAACTTCCCTCTGCGCCGGGCTCATCTCCATCTCCTTGCACTGACTCTCAGTTAGGTCCGACTTCTTCTGCCTCATACATCTGTGGATAACTTTTTTGCGCGGATATTTATAAATATATTGCGCCCTCCTATTAGTATTCGTTTCGGCCATGCTGATGTATACCTAATGTCTCAGAAAAATGCTCTCTAGGGGCTGCCTATTTTTTGTGCAGAATATACCCCCCACTTATTTTTTCACTGACCTACCGGGGGGTCTTCCTGTGGAGAGGGGGTGGGGTCTCCGTCGGGCTGAATCCAATCAAGAGGGGGTTGTTCGTGTGGATCAATATGCACACTGGAGTGGGACTCCTCATCCGTGTCGTGGGGGGTCGGGCCTGGGTGGGGTTCGTCCGCGCCCGAATTTTCAAGCTCGGCCATCAGGCTGGCGGCATCACGCTCGACAATCTCGGCGTCTACCGCCTGGGCGTTCGTCAGTTGCCTGATCTGGGCCATGAGTTGTGCGCGCGCATCCTCTGAAGATGTAATGGTGCGCACCTCTTTGCGCTCAGTGAATGCCGCGACCTCGGTCACGGTCCCCAGGACTTTAGCCGCTTGGACCTTGACCGCCTGCTTAGCTTCGGGATCGACCAGCACTTGCGCCAGTGTTTGGATGACAAGCTCCCTCAAGGCTGCCGGGGTTCTATGTTCCGCAGTCTCAATTGCCAGCTTATACGCATCGACCTCCGCCTGGATTCTCGCGTCACGGGTTAGCTCGTATGGTTTGCTTTTCATCGTGTGCTTACTGGTGACATCGTAGGCCCTTCGGTACGCGTCAGCCTTGGTGGCCCCCTTCGCCACTTCCAGGGCAAACCGTTTCTGCTTTGCCGTGAGTTCTCGGGATGCACCACGGCCCAGGATGCTGGAAACGGGCACAGTGTCCAGCCCTTCCGCTATTTGGGCCCTTGTTAGCTTCCTTGGTGTCTTGATGTCTTTCATAGGGGCAGAGTGTAGGGGAACAGCAGCAGAGCCGCAAGCCTTCGGCTATTAGCCCGCGCTTTTCAATTGTCCCAGACTATCGGACACCGCCAGGACAGAACACCGCAGCACGCCCGCCCGACTTGACCCCATAAGGTCAAAAACCACCGCCAGGACCACAGCCCGCCCCACTTTTGACCCCATAAGGGCAAATTGTCTGGCCGTCAGTTTCGCGCAAGAAACGCGCCACCAGGGAGCAAACCCCATGCGATAACACCCCATACAAATCACAGCAGGAAAGCCGCACCAGGGCCGCAGCGCTTCGCGCTACCAGGGAAAAAACACCCCCGCGCAATAGACCCACGCTATCGCCAGCGCCAGCGCCGCAAACCCAGGTATTAAACCGAGCCGCCAGCACGATAAAAATAAATCATTGGAGCAACAGCACCAGAACTGCCGATAATATGCAACAGGCAGCAACGCCACCAACCTAACACACAGGAGCGACAACATGACCAAGCGATTCACAGAAAAGACCATTCGGGCAAGTCACGGCGACTGGGTGAAGATCACCCGAGACAACAAGGAACGCACCTTTACCCACGCCTTCGGCCGCGCTGGAGAAGTCACCGCCGAGCGCGTAGAAACGTTGCCCTTTAAATGGGTCGCCAACTGGGCCGAGGCCGAACAACGCGCCAACGCCTACCTTTTCGCAATCTAACCAGGAGCCCACACCATGACATACACCCACCGCACCGCAGGGATGACCCTGGCAACCGCCCGCGACATCATCGAACGCCGCCCCGCAGCGGGCTGGACCGCAGACCAACGCGCCCGCGCCCTGGCCGTAATCAACCACTGGACACGGATTCGCCGCGCCCAGGCCAAACGCGCCGCACAGTAAACCAGGAGCCCACACCATGCAGACCCTCACAGACTACAGCGCCATCCCCCACAACGCCCGATATATCGGCAGCGAACACGAAGACGGCACGATGGACGAGCAAACCGCCGACCACCTGGACCGCGCACTGGACCCGATCAAATACCGCGACCCGGCGGGCATCGTGCATTACTTCGACCGCAACCAATAACTCACCAGGAGAACCAAGACCATGACAGCACCCGACACCATCCGCCACGCTATCGCACGCCGCTGGGGCTACACAGTCACCGGCCACGGCTACAGCCGCCAGCACTTCACGCTCACCCTGGCCGCCGCCCTGGCCTGGGCCGCATGCTACCCCGCCGCCACCATCACGCGCCGGGGCCAATTTATCGCCACAAAAACCACAGGCTAAACCATGAAAACACCCGCGCAAATCCTGGCCGATAACCCGCACTTAATCCCATACCGCGTGACGCTGGCCGAAGAACCAGGAGACAGCTTTACTCTGGTTTTCGACTGCTATGCAGAGGACGACGACCACGCCGCCGAACAGGCCCAGGACGCCTACCCCACAGCACAAATCCACAACGTAACCTTTTTTCCCGAAATCAACTAAACCAAGGACGAACACCATGAAACCCCAAGACCTGCAAACCCTGGCCCTGGCCGCACTGACCGCGCCGACATTCAAGCCCACCGCCACCGCCGAGATACTGGCCGCCAAGGTGGACCGCCTGGGCGCACTTTCCGCAGCAATGGCCGCCCTCAAAAAAGAAGCAGACGCTATCCGCACAGAACTGGAGGACACCGGACTCGCCGACATCGAGGGCCACGCCTACCGGGTGAACTTCAGCCAGTGCCAGGGCCGAACCGTGACCGACTGGCAAGCAATCGCGCAACGATTCAAACCGAGCCCGCAGCTTGTGCGCCGCCATACCACCACCGGCGAGGGCAGCACCCGCATGACCATCAAAGCACACCCCACCCATTAACAGGAGCCGCCGCCATGCTGAAACCACTCACCGCCCAACAGCAAAAAAACATCGTGCGCAATGTCCTGGCCGCGTGCCGCGACATCGAAAAACTGAACGGCACCGGGTACAAATTCCTGAACTTGTGCGCCGGGTTTATCGCGCACTATGACCTGAACGGGTTTAAAGCCTATTACAGCGAGCCCGACAGCCTTCAGCGCGACATTGAAGCCAACGCCCGACAAAACCAGTGGCACAACTTCAGGACCGGCGAACGTGACGCCGACTACTACCACAGCAAACGCGACACCTACAACCAAATCCTGGCCGGGTTTTGCGTGGACCAGTACCGCCGCGAATACGCAGGAGCCTAAGCCATGCGCCGCGACTACTTCACAGTAAACCCCGCACTACCCCACCCGGACGACGACCGCGAGCCGCAGCCGATGGAACTGGCGGACGCTATCGCCTGGGCCGTCCGCGTGCTGCGCGACCCCACCGCCGACCAATGGACCCGCCGCAAGGCCGCCGACGAACTCGAATTCAGCAAGGACTCACAGCCATGAAATACCACTTCATCCAAGCCAGCAGCAACCGCAAGACCGGCCCAATCCCGCAGACCTACACGAGCCGCGAATCCTGCCCGCCCTCATGCTCACAGTACCGGGGCGCATGCTATGCGGAGGACTTCTACACCCGCATGACTTGGGACAAGGTAGACCAACGAGGCCAAGACCTGGACGGACTGGTCCGGGCGATTAACCGGCTACCGAAGGGCCAGTTATGGAGGCACAACGTGGCCGGCGACCTACCGGGCCAGGGTGAAACCGTGGACGCTTACGCCCTGGGCCAGATTGTCAAAGCAAACCGAGGCCGCAAGGGTTTCACGTACACCCACAAGAAAAGCCCCGAGGCTATCGCCTGGGCCAAGCACGCGACCGCCTGGGGTTTTACCGTGAACCTGAGCGCCGACGATGCGGGCGAGGCCGACAAACTGGCCGCCACTGGTGCGCCAGTAGTTTGCATCGTGCCAATGGACACCCCCAAGCACACCACCACCCCCGAGGGCCGCCCGGTGCTGGTTTGCCCCGCACAGACCACCGAGCACATGACCTGCGCCTTGTGCCAGCTTTGCCAGAAGGCCGACCGCCGCCAGATTATCGGGTTTCGCGCACACGGAACCAGGGCCAAACAGGCCGACAAACTGGCCCGCCGCGTAATCCCGATTTATTCGGCGTGACAGGGCCAGGGCAAGCCCTCACCCCCGAGGGTTTGACCGGGAATTGTCCCGACCACAGGAGCAAAAGACCATGATTCAAAGCACAGACCACCAGGGCCGCGCCCACTACCTTAAAAATGTCCGCACAGGGCAGCCCGTCAACATGGGCCAGACGCTGGAAACCTTCCGAGGCGAACGACTGGCCATCATCGGAGGCCGCGCACCGCACCACAGCGCCAGCACTGGCCGGGTATGGACCGAGACCGGCCGCGAGTATTTCCCGGCCGTGTTCGGATGCACTTGGGAGCCCGTATGCTGAACCGCCCCGAGAACTACAGCGAGGCAGGCCGCAAGGCCGCAGAAGCCCGCAACCAACGCGACGAAAGCCGCGCCTTGCACTGGTCCCGCCATTACCGGCTAATGAGAGCCGCCGAACCAGAACAGGCCGACAAACTAGAGGCAATGCGCCTATTCGACACCGCCTACAAAGACCACAGGACCACCAGACCATGACGCACACCGAGAACGAATACATCCAAGCCGGGTACAGGTACGAGCAGGGCAAGACCCCCGCCGAGACACTGCGCCGCATGATTGAGGCCGAGCAGATAGACGACAGGGCCGAGGCCCGCCGCCTGATCGAGCAGGGCCGCCAGGAGGCCCGCCGCCAATGAGCCAGCCCGACCCCTGGCCCTTCCCGCCCTGGCCGAACCCCCTGGACCGGCCGGGCCGGGCCCCCACCCTTCCCGACCCCGAGCCGGCCCCCTGGGTGCTGCTTGCGAGACACATGCGCCCTTGAATGGCCGGGATTAGTTGCGAGGGAGATGCGGCCAAATTTGGGGGCGCTTAATTGCGAGGGAGATGCCTCTAGAGCAAGTACCCAAGCTGCCTCATAAAGTCAACCGGATGTTTTGAGCCTTTTTGATGGTTGCACTTTTGATGCAGCAATTGGATGTTGTCGTCAGTATTAGCCCCACCAAGAGCCAATGGGACGATGTGATCCATGTGGTAATTTTTTCCAAGAGGTCTTTTGCAACATGCGCACCTGCCAAACTGAAGTTTATAAAGCTTTTCAGTCAAGCCTGGCGTCAGTTTTCCTCTGGCCTTCAGTGTGGCCCGACGATTATGACGATCAATTTTTGTTTTTTCTCTGTTCTTTTCTCGCCATGTTTTTTCAACATCTCGACTCTTCAGTCTCCAGCTTTGAGAAGCACGCTTTTTTTCCGCGTTTTGCTTTCGATATTTTGCTTGGTATTCTTTTGTGCAGATCTTGCAAGCAGGCCTTCGTCCATCTTTTGAATGAACAAATTTATCGAAATCAGAAAACGGCTTAGTCTCGCCGCACTTGCTGCAAGTTTTCATGATGAACCCCTCATGACGAACCAGAAAGATCGTGGCAGGCAGTGGTTCAGTCTGCTTTTCCCCCGCTAAAGGTAGCCACGACCAGATTTTACGACAAACAAGGAGCCACAATGAAACCACCCCAACACGACCACCCCCTCACGCTGGCCTATATCGCTGGCGCACGGGCCACCACCCCTCAGGCCATGCGCGATGCCCTGGCCATCATTCGTAGTTGCGAGACAAATGCAGAGCCGATCCTGCTTGCGCAGTGCAAGCTGGCGGCCGAGGTCTTAATTGAGAGGAAAATCGCATGATGTACCGCATCAAGCTTCAGCACCTGGGGCACACCTTTGAAATGACCATGCAAGCGCCAGACCGGCAGACCGTGCTGCAGCGGATACAGGCGATACCCTCGGACGCCAAAATCATCTACATTCGACCCGATGAAGAAAACAATTTTCACCATCCATCTGATGCAGGATGAAGCCGGGCACATATCGGTGGTGTCCGAGGCCGCTGGCGACCAGCCCCAGGTCTACGAGATTGGCATCGAGATAATGGCCAGCCTCGAGGCCGCTGCGGTCTGCAACCCACACATGAACATGCGGGTGCAGCCGCTCACATTCAGCGATTCACTTCAGTGACTTGACCAGGGCCTGACTGGACTTGAACAGGCCAACCTTGCGAGAGAAATCATTGAAGTCATCCCCGACATCGGGTGGTAAATAGTAAGGCCACCCGATTTTCTTTGCGGCCTCTTCGCCCGTGCGCGATGCGTCATTGTCTGCCACGACAAAGCCGCCCGGCAGCAGTGACGCCACCTTCTGCATGTTGCCCGCGCTGAAGCAGACGTACAGGGTGTAGCGCCGCTTCATGGCCTTCAGTGCTGCACGTATCGAGAGAGCTGTGGCATACCCCTCGCACAGGATGTTCGGCCCTTTATTGTCAAAGCAGAATGCCGCCTCGCTGGTGCGCTGCCCGAAGAGAAACTTCTTGGACCCGTCCTCGCGGATAAGCTGGCAGCCCACAAGCTGATGGCCCACGCGCATCGGGATGACCAGCACCAGACCGTCATCCGAGTTCCAGACATTGCCCTGCTCGTCCGGGAATCCCTTGGCCTCCAGGTATGGATGCTTGGCGATCTGACACTGGTGCAGGATCCACCCGGCCTTCTTGGCGGCGTCTAGCTGGTGCTGCACGCGCTTGCGCTCAGCCTCCTGCATGTCCCTGCGGTAGCGCTGCACGTCAGCCTGGGTCACGCCCTCGGCCTTCCACACCTCCACCTCTGTGCTCACGGCCCAGTTTTGGATGAAGGCATGGTCGCCCATGAACTTGATGGCCCCGTTGCGCTTGTGCGGGTGGTCCTGGGTGGGGTATCTACGCCACACGCCAAGCTGGGGCATGTGGTCGATCATGATGCCGTGCAATCGGCAGAACTCAAGAAACTGCATTGATGCCCCACGTTGAGATTGGTTGCCAGACTGTCTTTGGCTTGCCGCGCCCGCCCTTGAACACCTTGTCCTTGGGGTGTGGGCAGTCCTCGGGCACATCCACGATGCACCAGACCTTCTCGTACTGTCCGCGCCTTCCGACCACCCACCTGTCCACGTAGACATCGGGCATGATCTTGAGGGTCGTGCGAATGTTTGAAGGGTGCAGGCCGGTCAGCTCTGCCAGCTTGATTGAGGTCAGGCCGCTGGGGTTTTCTCGCAGCAGGGCCCTGATCTTCTGTTGGCGCACCGGCTTCATGCCCGCCCCCTTGTTCGGATAAACGCCCACACATAGACGGCCGTGTGAGCAATGCCGATTAGCCACATCCACCATGTCCATTTGCTCATGCGTCCTCCGTAATGCCGCAAACCTTCTCCATGTAGGCAACGTACAGTTGATCGGGAGTCTTGAACTCACGCGTGTCGCCATCCATGAAGTAAGCGGTCTGTTGCTCTTGCCAGCCGCTGTAAATGTCGCCGTAGCGGTTTCGTTTGGTGACGTATTCCTTTTGCAATCCATGCTCCTCGTTGCGATACATGCGCTGCGCCCCCCAATCGAACGTCATGCCAAACGTGTAGATGAATGGAAGCTCGCAGAATTCTTCGTAAGTCAATTCTTGTCTGCTCATGCCTGCCCCCTTGCGCGGATGGCGTCAGTGTGTTCGCCTTGTCGCGCTTCCCAGTAATCAACCAATCTCGCACACGCCTCACGCTCGGCAGCAGCGACAAGGGCGGCGAAGCGTTCAAGATCTGTGATGTGAACGTCAATTTCTTCGTGGCTGGGCGAGAAAAAGTTGTCTCCGTCTTGCTCCATCCCAGCCTCCCGCGCCATGCGGATGATGTCTTCGCGGTTCATAGCCCCACCTGTTTCAGTGCTGCCTGCAGACCGGCAAAACCGCCAACGCGCTGGTCACCGATCCAGATCTGCGGCATCTGTTTGAGGGCAGGAAAAGCCGCCATGAAGTTGGCACGCCGCCCCTCGTCGTCCATGCTCCACTCTTCGTAGTCCAGGCCCCTGGACTTGAGCAGGTTCTTGGCTTGATCGCACAGCGGGCAGTGGGACTTGGAGTAGATGGTGATCTTCATTTCTTTCCTTTCAGGTAACGAATCAGGTCGGCCTTGACCTTCTTCTCAAACGTCAGGTCGGGCATCATGGGCGTATCGACCAGACCCTTGGGCCAGACCCCAAACTTGTTGCGATAGGTGGCGAGAGCGCGGGATTTCGACCAGCCAGAGTTGGCGATCTTCCACTGGCACATCGACCACCAGCGCTGCTTGTCTTCGCGAGACTGAGGCGACAGCTCCTGCATTTCACCAGGGACGGACTCGACCATGCTCCTGCGCTGGCGCACATGGCCGCAGTGTGAGCAGGTGTCTGAGCCGGTGGGCCATAGCGCTCCACATGCCGGGCACTTGGCCGCTTCCTTCTCCTTGTCGGTCTTCTCTTTCTTGGTCTTCTCCTTGCCGTCGTCGAGCTTGTCCACGCCGTTGAAGTAGACATCCTCCCACTCTTCGCGGAACCGCAGGTAGTTGCCCGAATGATCGAGCCACACGCCGAACTCCTTGCCTGGGGCTCCGCGCATCACGCGACCCATCTGCTGGATGTGCGAGGACAGCGACTTGCTGAACGGCCTTGCGCTCACGCCGATCAGGACATCGGGCACGTCGAAGCCCTTGGTCAGGATGTCGGTGGCGATCAGGCCGTGGATCTCCGTGTCGGGCTTGGAGAAGTCCTCGATCACGTCACGCTTGAACTGGTCGTCGTCGCGGTAGCTGATGGCTACGAAGTTGTAGCCCTGCTCTGCGAACTTCTTGGCCAGGTCTGCGCCATGCTCCACGCCCGAGCAGAACACGATGGTTTTCTTGGGTCCACCAAAGATCTCGTGCGTCTTCTTGATCCACTCGGCCACCACGTCACCGGTGATCTGCATGCCGCGCTTTGTAGTCTCGGCCTGGGACCATTCGCCCGCCACCTTTTTCGCGCCAGTCATGTCGATCTCTTTGGCGATGAACACGCGCAGAGGGACAAGCACCTTCTGGTTGACGAGCTGCTCGGTGGTAACAGTGCTGACCACGTTCTTGTAGACGCTGCCCAGGCCCTTGGTGAACGGCGTGGCGGTCAGGCCGATCACGCGGATGTCCGGGTTGTTCTTGATGAACTCGATGGTCTGCGAGCGCATGGCATGGCACTCGTCCACGATCATCAGCGTGAGACCTGGAAACGATCCGCGCTTCTCGATGGTCTGGGCGCTGCACACCTGGATGTTCTCGTAGGGGCGGTAGCGCCAGTGGCCGGACTGCAGGACGCCATGCTCGATCTTGTATCGCTCAAGGCGCTGGCTGGTCTGGTCGCACAGGATGATGCGGTCCAGGATCATGGCCGCTCGGTTGCCCTTCTTCTTCGTGGCCTCCAGCAGTGCGATGGCCATCTCAGTCTTGCCCGCACCCGTGGGGGCGTAGAGGATCTGCGACTTGTGGCCTTGCGCAAACCCTGCACGCAGCCCATCGAGCGAGGCGGACTGATACTCTCGTAGGTTCAATGAAAACATGGTCTCTCCTGCCGGGAAACCGCCCGGCTTCGGGGTCTGGACTTATTTAAATAAGTCGTGCTTTGAGCATGGCATCGGCCATC